CTATAAAATGATAAATCGGTTTGAACATCTGTTCTTTGAACTACAGGTGCTCCACCATATGAATCTTGTTTGTCGTTATTTTCGCATCTTTCTAATGCTGCAACATACATTTGTAACCAATTTTGTGTTTGTTGTCGATCTATTCCACCTAAGAAATTAGCTGAATGAAAAAGACTACCATACAAATAGATTCCAGGATGTTTGGCTAGAATTGGATTTGATGCATTAGAATCACTAAGGGCTGCAATATCTTTATAATATGAAAGATAACCAGTATAAGTAGTATCAGGACTAGGACCAAATCTGAATTGTTCAGTTTCGTTGTCTGCTTCTATAGTGTAAGAACGAGGTCTACCTGTTCTTGATCCACCTCGAATTTCAAATAAGTTATGTGGTGTTATGTATTCTAATGGATGTTTTGTACTAGATAGTAAAATATAAAATGATCTAACAGCTATAAATCCTGTAGGTACAGTAACAGTTTCAGAATCAATAGTTACAGTATCTATCTGTTCCATCTGTCTAATTCTTAACTTAGCATTATAATCTGCTTCAGTTAGTTTAATAAAGTCATCAGATATCTCATCTGATAAATCGCTTCTATTTAACCAGTTAGCTATTGATGCTTTTAATTCTGTATAGGTTGATATAGCCATTATAAAGATCCTTGTGCAGTTCTAAAGTATTTAAATTCAGAACTGTTTAGTTTTGTTTTTAGAATTTTGTTTTGTATTTCTTTAGGAAGACCAAACCAATTACGGGATCCATTATATTCCTTAGTCCATATTTGAAGCATAATGGGTGGTATACTAGCTATTCTTTTAAAATCCTTTGATGGAGTGTAACCACTATTAGCAGTATAAAGTTTCTTATTTCTTTCCATTAAAGGATTAAGATCCTGCTGATTATTTATAGTTAGCTTACCATCAGACTCTTGTATATAATTAGTCTTAGTAGAATCAGTATTCCATTCGGTTGCTCTTATCTTAGCCATTACTCAGATAATTCAGTACAAAATAAAGTACCATCAGCACTTGTTCTAATAGCTGCCATTTTTTCACCTGGAGAAACTTTAATAATTTCTACTTCTCCTGCTGGTAAATAAGGCAAGCTAGTTGTTGAAGTTGGCGTTCCAGCAAATGTAATATGGCAGTTTGTTGTAGAAACAACTCTTACATATTCAGTACCAGCTCCAAAAGCATTACTAACTGCTGCACTTGAAGAAGCTACTGATATTGTTTGGGTTGTTCCATATCTTAATCCATAGTTCATGTTTTGTTTTCCTTTTGTTTTGGGTATGTTCTCAGAATGTTCCGAGAACATTTACCCATTTAAATTATCTTCTTATTACAAATGTAACGTACAGCACAATTGTATTAGAAGGTGCACCACTTGTAATCATTTCAATAGATCCACCTTCAGCAACTTCGTTAAGTGCAGTTGGTTCTGCTGTATCAATATCACCAGCAGCTGATCCAGATTGCGTAACTGTAATTGCTCCACCTGTTACTGCAGTTCCACCTAGTTCAAAAGTAATTGCTCCGTTAGCTGTTCCAATTGCACCTTGTAGTGCAGTGAAAATTTTAATTATTTTGCCTCCATCAGGTATTGCAACAAATGTTGATGATGCTGTACTAATGTCAGCGATTTTAGCTGTTATAAAATAGTCGTTTAATGTTCTCATTATATTCCTTTATTGTTCCGATCCTAACCTATCTCAGATCTTCAATGTTGAAATACTGCTAGGCGAGCAGATTTAAGGTTACTCGCCTATACAGTTATATTATTATGAAGTTGTCAAGTCGGCTACTACGCCACTTGCAGCTTCGTTTCTAGATTCAAGAGTTGCTTCAACTAATAGTTGACGCTTTTCTGTATCTCCAGTTTTTGCAAGTTCATGCATACTAAAGTCTCGCAAGAATGCGATACCCCAATAATCCATGTCAAGTACCCAAGCATCTCTATCTCTAGAGAATCTGTTAGGTACTACTTGTAATTGACCAAAGTCAGAAGCGTAAACATCTACAGATGTATATAAAGTAGCATCTGCACCTGCATCGAATCGAGTTGAATTACCAGTAAATCCTGATAATTTTTGCTTATTGAAAGGACCGACCATAACCAGTTGTGGGTTACCGCCTGCATTCCAAACAGACTTAATGACAGATTTTAAAAGAGTTTCTGTGAAAGCTCTTTGTGTTCCGTCAGTTGCTGCTGTATTACCAAGTCCGCCAGAAGTACCAGAAGTACCCATAACGTCATTAGTAGCTACCCAAGTTCTTAATGTACCGAACTTTCTTGCAGCTGTCGCTGAACCAGTTACTTCTGCTACGTTATCGCAGAGATTTTTTTCCATATCTCTTTTGAGTTCTTTCGCAGCTTTAGCTATCTGGTAAGCAATTTCTGAAGCTCTGCCTGCTTTATCAACTGCTTCTTGAGTACCAGTGATTACAACAACCTTGTCCATAATTTGACAAGAGTTGGATAATCTAGTAGTCGCAGTCATAGCATCATGCGTTGCTTCATCTCCTTCGATTACAGCGTTAGTAGAGACTGCTGCTGCCAATGAATCCGTTTGCCATTCATGTAGAACTGCAGTTGATTTGCTTTTCGATGCAGAACTTAGAAAGGGCGTATCCGTTGGCGCGATGTTATAAATAACATCTGACAGGTCTTCTCTTTCACCTATCGAATCATACGTGTCATACGTATTTGTTGGTTGTGCCATTGTTGTTTACCTTTTTTGTTGAGATTTAAGATTAATCATGTCAAGCAAAGCACTTTGGGCTTCACGAATATGCCCTGTTTTCTTTAACTTGCCAATCTTATTTCTTATGTTCTCTCTACCTGAACCAATATCTGATTTTGCGACACCAGCTTTTACAACTTTAGGTGCGTTAGCTACCTTCTTCTGTGCTATAGGTCTTTTATCTTGAACAGATTTGTAACTCATAGCATCTTTAATCACCATTAAAAAACGGTGATCAGCAAGACTCTCAATTTCGTTGTCATTAAAACCATAACTTCGTAACGATGTACGTATATTAGTTTTGAATTGATCAGTTTTACTAGGATCGCTGTACTCTGGTATTGTCGCTGCTGCTAATTGTCTTTGTGCATCAAGGTATTCACTATATTGTTTTTGATATGCTTCATTTGCTTTAGACTTCATGCCATCAATCTGACTTTTTTGTTCACGTAACTGGTAGTCCAGTCGAGCTGCAGATGTGGGATCTTCGTCATAAAGCTTGTGAAGATCTTTGCTACCTTGTTGCTGCCTGATAAATGAATCAGCAGTCGAAATCATGTCGTTTAGTTCTGATAAACGAGAATCATAAGTTTGACGCAAACTACCCTTTTCAGATTCGAGATCTTTTCTCTCTAATCCTAAAGTGTGAGTTTTTTGTCGATAATCCGAGTCTCTGGAATAACCTGCTTTCAGTTCATCAAGGCTAACCTCTAACTCTTGACCACTAACTTTTAATCGGTGGAGTTCTGGTTCCTCTGTATCTGTTTGCGTTTCTTCTTTGATATCGGTATTTTCAGGAGCAGCTTCTTCTTGAGTTCCTTCAGACTCTGGTTGACTCTCAGTAGAAGTTTCCTCAGTGATCTTTTGAGGTTGCTCTGATGGTTCTGCTTTTTTTTCTGGTTCTGATTGTCCTTCTTCAGGATTCAGGAGTCCAGAAATTTTCTTAGCAGCACCTTGAACAGTTTGTTCTTCTGCCATTGTAACGTTCCTTTCGTTGTTGGTTGACGTATATCGAGCTCCTAGAATAGGTTAGCTCTTATTTAAAAGCTCAAGATCTTTTTGAGCTAGTTTTCCACTTTCCATGACAGTTTGTAAATGACCTTTAATTTTGTCTAGCATATTATATGCCATCCAAAGGGATCTACGTTTATCATCGTCAGTAAAACTTGTATTAAATATCTCTTGTTTATATGTTTCTAAGAGATCTTCAAATGCCTGTTTCAGCAGGGGATCGTTTAGGAGAACCTGGGCTCTCTTTCCCTCCCTGACTTGTGTCTCTGTTTTGTCCATCGTTAAAGAATTGTTGTTGTCCTTTTACTATTTCTTTCATTAAATCACCAGATTTATTTAGATCTGTTTCTTCTAACATACTTCTACGTTTAAGTTCAAGCTCATCTATTTTAGATCCATATTTAAGTTCTAATTCTTTAATCTTTATTTCAAAATCAAGTAATTGTTGTCTCATTCTGCCTTCAATTTCTTTTAATGTTACATTGGCATTAAG